TAACTGTCGATATACACTGTTCATAATGATCCTGTCAGAAACCTCTACAGAACCAAGATTAACCAAGTGTTGAACGCAATCTTCTATAGTTTTGATTTCAATCTGTGTCATAAACACAGTATATCATATTACAGGTATTTTGTCAATCTTTCTAATGGCATACCCTGTGCTATTTCTTCCACAGTATACTCAGTCCAAGCATAACGTTTTAGCCATCGTGTTCTGTCAGGAGTAGTAGGATGTTCGATGTGTTGTAAGTAATGGCCTGCTACATCATAGGCAAGACTGCTAGGACCAACAAAGGCAGGAACTCCTTCAATAACACTGTGTATGCCAGGGTTGCTGCTCCAACTAACTGTGGCCCATATGTTGTCAAACTGCATATCAAAGTCGTCATATGTGTTAGCAATCTTGATAGGATCTTGTCTATAAACATGTCTAAGACCTCGTTCAATATGAGGTAGTCTACATCTGGGGTGAGGCCGAAATATGATAGGACGGTCTGTGTGTTTGCGTATTTCGTCATAGGTCTGTAAGAACCAGTTGCTCATACTGGGCTGATCTTGCCATTGTAGACTTCGATCGTGTTGTCCACAGATTAATATAAACTCACCGTCTTTGTGCCAGGGTTTAACAGACAACCCCAACTGTTCTGCTCTATCGCCTGGATCGTCTGGTATGCCAAACTCAGCATCTCTGTTGATGCCGTTAAGGCCTACTTTCCAAGTTGTTCCGCGGTTGATGCCGCCTACTTCTAGTACTATAACATTTTGGTTATTTCGTCTATAGTGTTCCCATACTGCTCGATTGCCCTGCATACGACCATTCCATAACACTGACCATATCACAGCAACATCAGCATACATATTGTTGGTCACTGTTTTGTGTCCTGCGGCTTGTAAACTATGTTCGAACGCATCAAATACTGGCTTAGAGTTTAGAGCACCATATTCTCGAAATAGACTAAACTTCATCAGTTAAATACTCCTGCACGCTATTTAACAAGGAATATCAATGACAGAAATAACTGTGGTTACTACGTTTCATCAAGAAGGTTTAGATCTTTATGCTCAGAGATTTTTAGACAGTTTTGCAGAACGAGTAGACAAACGCATTAAACTTTTAGCATATGCTGAAGATTGTTTACCTACTAATCCTGATCCTGAACAGATTACTATACTAGAACAAAAGTCTGCATTGCCTAAACTTGTAGCATTTAAAGAACGTTGGGGATCAGATCCTAAAGCAAATGGCAAATGTCCTTGGCCAGAACGTCGTCCAAGAGATCATCACAAAGAGTTTAAGTGGGATGCTGTTCGTTTTGCCAACAAAGTATATGCTGTGTTTGATGCGTGTGAAAGATCAACTGACTGGTGTGTGTGGATGGACGCAGACACCTTTGTACATTCAGATTGGAGTTATGAACAGTTTTTAGAACTGTTGCCTTCAACTAGTTGGATCACATATGTAGGCCGTGGCAAAGGATCTGCTACTTGGCCAGAATGTGGATTCTATGGGATGAATCTAAATGATGTTGTGTGTCAAGAGTTTTTACAAGAGTTTGAACGTATGTACGAAGATGCTGATAACGGAATCTTTACACTAGAAGAATGGCACGATTCATATGTATTCGGACATCTGTTAAACGATTACAAACGAACTTCGCCTAATGTTTTAGATTATACTGCTAGAACTATTTTACAAACTGCAAAGACAGGCGGCGGTGGCCATCCTCTTATCAATACAGAACTAGGTCGTTGGATAGATCACTTAAAGGGTGCAAGAAAACAAGATGGCAAATCTAAATCAAAAGACATCACTGTGAAAAGAACAGAATCTTATTGGAGTTGATGTTTCTGTTCTAATACTTCGTTGTTAAATGTGTCCTTTAACCCTGCTTTGTAGTGCGTAATGTACGGAGACAGCAGACTTCTTGATATAGGTGTTTTGTGTCGAGCAGGATTTAGATTCATAGTTTTATAACCTCGGTTCTGCATAATCTCTACAGTTTTACCATAAACTTCGCCATCATAAAATCTTCTCAATCCGTCAGTTTTGTCATTTACATAAATCTCTCTGTATGTATTATAAAAGTCTTCAAAACCTTCATGACGACGATTTAGTATAAAGAATCCAGTTTCACAACTGTGAAACTCGGCATTGTCTTTGATGTGCCATACTGAAAAATGTGTGCTTAAAACATCATCAGGTGCAATCAAATCTAAAAGTTGAAGATGAATATCCTGTGTTATGATAGTATCAGCATCAAGCCATATAAGCCTATCACAGTCAACATTTTTCATTGCATCAATAATCGAAAACCCTTTTTTAGCAAAAGTTTTTACTTTGTCATTTGTGTGACGTTCTTGAAACTGTTCATAATCTGTTCCTAGATTCCAGCCTAGAGATATTGGAGTTTTTATCTTTATATCAAACTCGCCTTCGTTATAAACATACAACGGTAAAGTTTTTGCCCAATGCTTTTTGTAACTATTAAGCATTGCTCTTCCGCAATGATCGTAGTATTTTTCGTCCATGCTAGTAAATGCTGCGTATTTCATAGGTATTCCTTTATAGTGTGCCAAGCAGTTCCGTTTTTCAAGTCATCGAAGTTGTAATGACACATACTTATTTTTTCTATCCATTGTTGACGTTCCGGCATGGTAGGATTTTCTATTTGAGTTAGGTCTGTATTACACACATCATATGCTTGACTTTTTTGAGCATTTGGATCTGTAACGAATACTGGTATTCCTTCAATGGCACTTGCTACACCAGGACTACTATTGTAAGTTATTGTAGCCCAAGCATTATTAAAGTCTTCTAATATATGTCTATCGCTGATTAAAACTTTAGAATCTTTTATTTTTAAATATTGTTTAGCACGCTTATCGCCCGGATGTGCTCTAACTATTATAGGTCTATCTGTAACAGTTGAAAGTGTTTTAAGAGTTCGTTTAAGCCATTTCATAACATCTAGATTTCCCATACTCCACCCACCATTTCTCTGTAAACAGATTAGAATGTGATCTCCTCGAGTACGCCAAGGTTTTAAATCAAAGTTTAAATCTGTTTTTATTTTTTGCCATCTACTAGGATCAACTGAATCAATAAAATAGTTTCCAGTAGTTGGAAAAACATCATCAAGGCTAAATCTTAGATACCTATTTGCGTTCTCTATATCTCTATACAAAAACAGATTACTGTCAATGGCTAATGTGTGCTTGCCGATGGCTTGTTGACTTTCTATAACATATTTTCGAAACATAAGATGAGGTGTTGATTGACTGTGTTGATGTACCCAACCTTGTATAACAGCTAGATCACTAGGTTGCCAGTTAGCACCTTCAACTTCAGTACTAACACCATCTGTTACTCCTTGATGAAAATACTTTAGCACATCTCTTTTTTCTGCTTTTGTATTTTTAGCAGGTATTCCTGCATAATATATTCTAACTGTTTTCATTTAATAACTTATATGCTGTGCCGTTTTTAAACTCTTTAATATGAAACTGTCCATATGCTAGATGACAGGCCCAGCGATATCTTTCTTTGTCACTGTACAATGTTGGAGATTCTATTTTAGATAGATCTTTATCACACACTGGATCTGCTGCGGTAGGCGTTTGTGTAAATGCTGGAATGCCATACTGAACTGCTTCTACTGCTGCAATGCTATTAAATGTGACAAGTGCATGTGCGTTTTTTAAATCTTCAAATATTGTACTTGATAATCTTTCTCGGCGTTGTTGTTTGTGTCTTATTTTTATATGACGATCTGTATGTTTTTTAATATTGTCAACTGTTTCTTTAATCCAAGATTTATGATCGATACTGTAAAACTTGCAGGGCTTTTCAGAAGGCACTACTAATAGAATATGTTCGCCTCGTTGTCTCCAAGGCTTTATTTCTTGTTTTAATGCTAACCAACGGTCATCAGGTCTATCTACTATCTCAGTGTGTTGTAGATTGTTTTTAACAATCCTATGATATAGCTTGTCGCCTCTAGGATTTAGACGAGAAGGATAGTTACCAAAATAGCCACTATCCATATAGTAAAATGTTTTATTAGTTTTGAGTCGTTCTTTTATAAGATCTCTTTTGGCAATACTTCTTATCAATATATCATCGTCAGGTATTAGATCGCTGTAGTCCTGCAAAGGCAAATCTGATCCATATGCAAACATATTGATGTATTCATCTTTGAGATTTTTACTTAGACAGATCATGAGTTCATTAGATTAAAAAGTTCTTGCTTCCATTCTCGATGATATTCACAGTTGCGATATTTTTCAAACCAGGGACCGCCTTCGGTATAATGTATCAGCTTAGGAGTTCCGTCGCTTGGTTCTTTGTACCAGCCTACTAGCCAGTTCCATTCATGACTGATTTCGCCTATTTCACTGTCGTCAAGCCAACTAAATCTATGCAGATACGCACCAGTTACTTCCGGATCATTTATAAGTTCTTTTGTGAGTTTTTTATTTGACGGATGACCGCAGTTAATAAGCATAGAACTGCTCCAGTTTTTTCTTGGATACACTGTTTGCTGTTTGCCATCCATTTTTACACCTGACTTAGGTCTATAATCGTGATGCACACACATTACAGCATATCGATCATCTCTTTGATCAAACAGTTCTTTGATGTCTGTTTGTGCAATCATATCACAGTCTATAAAAAGTGCCCACCCTTTGAAGTTACAAAGTTCAGGAATCAAAAATCTAGTAAAAGTAAACTCGGTGCTTGCTAGTTTGTCAATCGGTCTAGTATACCAGCCCTGATCTCTTAACTCTTGTTGTTTAAGAGGTTTAACAATAGCAGAAGGTTGTCTCTCTACTATGCTGTGTTTACAGACTTGATAAGCAATATCTTCTCTGCTGTCCCATCCTACAAATATCTTAATCTCTTCTGACAATGTCTTCCTCCACGCATTTTTCACCGTATTGTACTTCTAATATATGACAAGGTTTAGCTGAATCATTTGCTGCTTTATGCCATACTTCTTTACCTATTACAAACCCTTTATCTAGTTCATGCAGATATCTCTGTTCTAGACGATTGTTATATTCGGTGATCATATGACACTCACCTTTTAACACATACCAATGCTCTGATCTGAGTGTGTGTTTTTGATCTGATAAACTCTTGCCGGGGTTGATCACCAGTTCTTTTACTTTGTATCCCGGCTTGTCGTCGAGAACTCTATACCAACCCCATTCACGAACTGTTTTTGGATTTTTCCATTCTTCTAGTATCCAACTTGACGAGTTTTTCTTATCTGTTCCACCGACACCCCAAACAAACTCTATATCAGGATGATCGCCGTATGTCGAAAACTCTGGTGTGTTTTTAGCACTGCTCCTGTCGCCTCCGTTGGCAAAAATCAACTTCCAACTGGTGCTTTTTGTTTGTAAAACCTGCATTATTGCAGCACAGGCACTGTTGTCGTCATCCTTAAATGCAATAACTTCATCTACACAATCTAGTGCTTTTATAATAGCAGCTCGTTCTTCGACGGGCATAAATGGTCTTCCTTTTTTACGAGTCAACCATTTGTCTGAGTTGAGTCCAACTACTAGATGATCGCCTAGTTCTCGTGCTGCTTTAAAGTATTCAATATGTCCACTGTGTAATGGATCAAATCCGCCGGTTACTAAAACTACTTTGTTCATGTAGATATTTATAATACTGTTTTATTCAATAAATATTTTTATGGTACTTAAAGATAAGAAAATTTTGTTTCTACACATACCAAAAACTGCTGGGCAATCAATAACTAGATTTTTAATGGAAAATGAAAATGAACCATATTCTCTTAAAAACTCAAAGTTTGGTCTAATTTATAATAATAAATCCAAACTTAAAGGTCCAAAACATTATCATCATTTACATTTACAAGAATACCAGACGTTAAATATTGTTGATAATTTACAAGATTATTTTAAGTTTACAGTTTTTCGAAATCCTTACAGTAGGTTTATTAGTGCATTTAAGTTTAATCAATCACAACACAACTATGATAGTTACAAAGACTTTATAAAATACTTTAGTAATAAAAAGTTTTCAAAAAAAGAAGTAATGTTTAGACATTTTATACCTCAAACATGGTATATTGATTATAATATAGATAATATTGATCAATATTTTTTTCAAGAAAGATTAAACGAGTTAGAAACATTTTTTTTCAAAAAGTTTAATTTTACAAAAAAAATAGGTCATGAGAATATTTCTAAAAAACAAACTAAAGATTTAGATAACTATACAAAAGACTTTATTAAAGATTTTTATAAAAAAGATTTTAAAATATTAGGATACAAATATGAAACACCCTAGATTGACAGCAATATTTAAAGATGCAGTATGGAAAAAACAAAAGCCTGGGTTTTATGTAGAAATTGGAGCATTTGACGGAAGAAAAAAGAACAGTACGATTATACTAGAAAAAGCAGGATGGAACGGTGTGTGTGTTGAACCTACTCCGGAAAGCTACGCACAGCTTATTAAAAATAGACGCTGTCGTTGTGAAAATATTGCTATTTGGAAAGAAACAACAGAAAAAGAGTTTGCAGTATATAATAATGATCCAGCCTGGAACGGTATAAAGGAAACTCTAGATCAATATCATATTGAAAGATTAGACCAAGCTAACACGATCACAGTACCTACTAAAACTTGGAATGATCTAAATCTTCCTAAGAAAATAGATTATCTTCAAATAGACGTAGAAGGTGCAGAGCTTGAAATAATGAACTGTATTGACTGGAATACACAAAAGATTACATATATTTGTATAGAGGATAACGGTAGTAAGACTGGAGATACAACTTACTACCGTTATATGAAAGATTTAGGTTATCAGTGTATAGTACAACAGCACGTTGACTTTTTATGGTTTAAAGAGTAGCGTCTTCCATTCCAGCAACTCTTAGTTTTACAATGTTTGTAATCTGCCATTGTTTTTGATCAAGTGCTTTGAGTATGCCCAACCATTTGTTTCTTAACAATGCAAACTCATTTATTATTTTTTCATAATCGCAAACATCAGCTTCACCATCAACATATTTTTCAACATCGCGACTTGACAGCGCACGTTGATAGTTTTCTAAATATTGTTTAAAATAAGAGCTGCGCAGTTTACGCAGCTCTATATTTAAGAACTCTAGTATTGCTTCGATTTCTTGAAGTTGATTGAATCGATGTTCAATAATACCCGGCATTTCAGCAGCAGCACGTTCAATATTTCCTTTGAGTTTTATTTCCTGTTTTGCATCCTGTAGTTCTTTTTCAAAATACTGTATTGCATTAGGTATTTCAGAAATGTCACGTGTTACTTTAGAATACCAGCCCATTAATCCCACTCATTGTCGTCAAAGTCTTCTTCGTCGATTTCTAGATAATAGTTTATTGCAGAATCTAATAGTGCATCATTGCCTATCACACTCATAAGAGTTTCATCTCTTACACCATAATCTGCAAGCATATCTACATATTTTTCTACAGCAATATCTATATGCTTCTTATCTAAATATTCTTTGAAAAGATCCCAAATATCAATTATTTGTTCTTCATTCATTTTCGGTTAACTCCTCGTCATGATCCACGACTTCTTCGTCCGCTTCTGCCATATTTACCATTTGTTCTTCTTTTCTTGGTAAATCTGCCATGACCATTTCGAGTAGTTCCCCTGTCCAGTTTTTACGATATTCTAGTGTCTCATTTCCTTCACTGTCGATGTATTTGTAACGATTGCCTTGTTTTTCTAACAAACCTTTGCCTTCGAGCAAATCAAACATACCCGAATACGGATCCATGCCTGATTCATAAGGAATCTTTACCTGTACACCTTCAAACGGTTTTGCATAACGTGTTTTCATTACCTTACATGCTGCACGAATACCGTTAACTTGTGATGTTTTGTTACCGTCTGCATCTTCCTTCAGTTTTAGTTTTTTCATAGCAACTACCATTGAGCTTGCATAGATAAAACCACTACCACCAGAAATCTTATCATCTGGATCGAACATATCTTGTGATGCGTATGTGTGATTTGTAACAGCCATGCCCACATTGTATGAACCAAACATGTTAACACAGTTAGTAACAAGTGCTTTCAGTGCTTTGGCCTTACGACCCATATCACCCTTCATATCACCTGCCTCAAACTGATTAACTTCAGTTGGGCTCATAAGCATACCAAGTGAGTCTACTACAAACAACACCTTAGGACGATCTTCTTCTGCCATAGCACGATAGTCATCCATAAATGTTGAAATAGTTTTAGCAACATCATCGATCATTGCCATATTAAGTTTAAGGATTTTATCTTCTGTTGTTTCTACACCTAATGCATGTAACCACTTTTCATCAAGAGCATTTTCCGAATCAATAAGCACAACAAAAATGCCTTGCTCTTGTGCTGATTTTACAATATTACCACTTACAATATAACTTTTGCCTGCACCTGATTCTCCTGCAAACACTGATACTTTTCCAAGTGGGATACCTTTACGGAAATCACCACTTAATAGATAGTTGAGTGCGTAGTTACCTGTTGAAATCCAGTCTTGAGGATCGTTGAAACCAGCACTCATACCTTTGATAGATTTTGTTAATGAGTTTCGAAACTTGGTAGGATCGAATGCCTTTGTAGCCATTTATATTTCCTATTCTAAAAAGATGAGTAAGTAAAAGAGCTTGCTTTTGTGATAAGCAAGCTCTTCAGTTGCTTTTACTGATTCTGACGAGAACGAATCATAGCAAGAATGTCTTGAGCACCGCCACTTGCTGCTGGTTCTGACTTCTCTTCTGCCGGTTGAGGAGCAGGGGCAGATTCCTGTGCAACCTCCTCATTTGACTTAAAAGGGATGTCGTCGTCATCTCTTTTGCTTGACGCTGGAGAACTCTGACTTGTAGCAGTAGCACGAGCGCTTGCTGATTGAGTTGGATCGCCTGTACGAGCAGCCATACCTGCTGGACGGAAGTAGTTGCTCCAACGATCCGGATCATACGGTTCGCCGTCAACACTTGCTTCAAACATTTCTTGCATCACTTTAACTTCAACTTCACCTGGCTTCTTAGGTAGGAAGTCTTTTAAGTTAAACAAACCGTGTTCATTGATTGCTGCCATTTCTGCATCGCCTAGCGGACGCTCACGACGTGCCCAGTTGCTTGTGCCGTAATCAGCATAGCCACCTTTTGAGCCTTTGTTAAGACGGAAATCAATGCCGTTTGTATAATCAGTTGGAAGATCTTCCATATCAGGATCAAGCAAGCTCTGCTTGATGATTTGAAAGATTTGAGGACCAATAATAAATCGACGAATCGGATTCTCGGGGGTACTGTCCTCTTGCAACGGGTTATCAGTTACAAACCCCTGCATAATATATGAACGCTTTTTCCAGTATTTACGTCCCATATCTTCAAGACTAGGATCTTTAAACCAGCCACGAACTTCACCTAAAATGCCACAGCTTTCACCATACATTTCCATACATGGAACTTGTACCTGTACAGGACGCGAATCTGTTTCACCCTTAACGCCTGCAAAAGGCAGTTTAATCATAAGACGCTCTGCCCAAAAGAAATCATTTGTTTCATCGCCATCTGGCAAGAAACGCATTGTAGCTGTTTCGCCTTCTTTAATATTCCAGAAAGGGTAAATTGCGGAATCACCGGGTGTGTTACTTCCACCTGCGCTGCGATTCTCTTGTTCTTTGAGCTTGGCTCGAATTTCTGCTAGTGTTGCCATAGTATTGCCTCCTTATATTGCCTTATTCTATGTGCTTTAATGTGCCTAATATGTATAGCACTCTTACATACTACACAAAAGTATTTATCTTGTCAAGTGAAAAATGTCTTGAAAATGAATGGGTTAGCGGATCAAAGACCCGCTAACCTTGAAATGTTGTTTATGTCGTCGTCCATTTTTCTAGCAAGTCTTCTCTGAAGTTCTGCTGCTCCGCCTAGTTTATCTTGATTCTTTTTAATCTTGTCACGGAACTCAGGGTCTGCTTTTTTGATTCTGCCTTTCACATCTCTTGGATCAGTGCCATACCATTTCTTAAACTTTTTCATCCCTTTACCAAGATTTTCATCAACATCTGCTTCTCTAAATCCATAACGCTCTGATACAATATTATTGACCTGTTCTATAAACGCCTTTGCGGGTTCTATGAACTCTTCGCCATAATCCTTTTCAACCATTGTTAATACTGCGGTTTCGCCTTTTGGAAACTGGCCTGAGGTATAATCAAAATATGATAGAATAAACTCGCCTAGCGGAGTCTTTTGTTCTTCTTGCTCAACGCCTTCGAACTCTCTGCCTTTGTCTTGACTGAACGACTTTTCTTTATCAACACGAACACCAGTCTCACCGAACCGCGCTACTACTGCTTCACTCTTTAACCAGTTACGAAAACTTCTATACTGTTTTTGGTCCATAACAAACATACCTAGGTTTGGCCTAAACGAGTTCATTATTTGAGGGGCTTTTGTTCTTAAGAACTTCATCAGTCTGTTGTTATCAATAGTAAAGTAGGTTGTTTTTTCTGATTCAGCATCTTTGTAGTTTTTCATTGCTGATTTTGCATGGCCTTTTGGTAAACGCTTTTTGCCTGAACCTTTTTCTCTTTTCTTGGTCGGATCTTGGTCCTTATATTGCACAGTAATGCCTTGCTGCTTTCCAAACTTTTCTAACACATCTAGTGCTTCGTCAAAGTGATCATACTTTTTAGACAACATTGGATTATCTACAAATACTGTGATATCTTTTGCACCTACAAACACTTTGTCATTCTTAACATCTTTTACTGCTTTTATAATGTCTTCTTTTGTGGTTAGCTTCATATACTTCCTTGAAGCTGAATCCATTTTTAGCTCTGCTGGAGAGTTGGCAAAGCCAGCAAATGCTGTGAGATAAGAATCACCCGAAGGAGTTTCACGATCTCTAAAACGCATATAAACTGTGCCTACTTCTGCTTCTGCAAACTGTCCCATAGATTGATTAAACAGTTCTTCTAGTTCGTCTTCTTCTTTTACACAAGAGCCTTTTTCGCCACGCTTTTTACCTGGCACTCGTTTGTATCCGCTCCAGCACTTGTCGTAGATTTTGCTGTTACCGTGACGTTCACCTTCGTCTACTAAATCATCTGGACCTAGTGCTTTAGCTTTTGTGCCTTCTTTTACTAGATTATAAATGTAAGGAAATACATCTTTTAGTTCTTCGTTAAACTGGCGAATAGTAAGTTCGTCTATCCAAGTTTCAGCAACGTCTTCTGGTACTTCTTCCATCATTGGCTTTTCAAATGAATCAAATGCTTCACGATAATAGTTAGGCTTTTGTAGACTTTCTATTGTCTTTTTTACAGAATTAATGCGCTCTTTAACAATATCCATGTAGCCTTCTAAACTTTCTGCCATTACAGCCGAACGCCCTACATAGTTTTTAAACTTGCGTAGTTTTGACATTTCTTCAGAAAGACCTACAATGTGTGAACCGAAATCATCGTAAGGAATGCCGCCTTCTGCTACGTGACGAGCCATTGCTCTAGCACCACTTAGGTGCTTGTATGGGTACTTGAATCTTTCTCCTTCAGCACTTTCGATATAAATGGAGTTGATATTTCGTGTTCTCGAACTTGGTATCTCAGGATTAACAGATTCGTTATGCTTGATTACCAGTCTTGCATTATCAAAGTTTTGATAACTAATGCGTCCTGTTCCATAAAGTTTTGATTCGTTCATAGTGTTTTCTCCAGAGCGACTTGCCAAATATTTGTAATCTCTTTTTTCAAGGTTTGATTTTTCAATATCTCTTGTATTAAAATTTAATAATCGCTTTTTAGCAAAACGTCTCATTTCTTTTAAAAAATCAAACCATTCTTGTTTTGTTATTTCATCTTCAGAAACTGCATTGTTGTGCATTATCACAATGCCACTTTCTTCGTCAAGCGATATAGATATGTTTCCTAAAGCGTTTCCTTGTGATGTATAGTTAAACTCAAAAAATCTTGCTTCAGTTGGTTCTGATGTTACATTTCCTTCTTCGTCACCGATTGTGACATTAGGAAAACGCCCTCTTATCTTTGCAAAAAGTTCTTCTGCTATTTTGTTCAAGTTCATCATATTATATTTATCCATAGTTGCTACTTATAAAGATTGGCATCGGCGATTCAAACTCGTCGTCATCAACCTGTGTAAAGGTATCGTATACTTTTGGATCCCAATCTCTCAATACTGTAATCATTCTCAATGCTAACAGTGTAGCACTTACCAAATCGTCAGTTGCTCCTTGTTTTGCTTCGAAACTTGTACCTGTGGCAACAAAGTTTTTGAGTTCCGATATAAGAGGTTTTGAACAGATTTTGATTTTGTCGTTTTCAACCATGGTTTTTAAACGACTACACGCTGATATTTTTGTACTGTGAGTTGTATTAAATCCTTTGCGAAACTTTCTTACATGACCTTTTCTTATAGGTTCACTTACAAATAATCCTGGAATATTTTCTTCGCCGAAGTCTTGTATCACAATAAGTGCTGCTTCGCCTATACCATTATTTTCCACTGACCAATAAATCCCTTGAGGATTGCGAGTTTCTTCTTCAATGTATTTGCAGATATCACGCAATACTCTTATTTGTCCTGGTATGGCAGTAGTATTATGCTGCCACTCTGCTACCTGTTCGTATGTCGGTAGTTCTATTACCTGTATTGCTGAGAAGTCGCCGCCTGTTCCCATACTCGGATCAAGTGCTACTGCATAGGTGTACTTTGAACTAGGCTTTTTGTACCATCTTGTTTGTCCCATATTGAGCACGGGTGATATGCCTTCCATTGCTGCCAGTTTAATAGCATTGATCAGTGTTTCGTCAAATACTAAGAATTCACAGCCATATTCTCGACGAAACTTTTCTTCGCCAATACGTCCAATCTCTGCTGTTTTCCACTCTTCGTCTCTGTCAGGATGTTCCCACCAACTGGCCCTAAATGCGTGAAATCCGTTTCGTCCTACTTCTTGTTCGTTGCCATGTTCATCAAACTTGTCGTCTGCTTGTTTCCAAATAGTAGCAAATGTATCTTCGTCTGAGTTGGGTGTCGAAGTAAGAATCGCTCTACCACCTGTTGCTAGTGTAGGTGATATTGAAGTCCAAAACTCTTCGGCAATATTAGGTTGAACAAACGCAAACTCGTCACAGTATAATAACGAGATTGACATACCACGACCGGTGTTACCTGTAGTAGTCTGTGATACTATTCTTGAACCATTTTCAAACTCTATCGAACCTTTGTTGTAACTGGTAACACCTGCTCTAATGTGATCTGGACACATTTCATATACATAGCGAATACGCTGCATAATCTCTTGTGCGCCGGTATATTTGTGTGCAGCAATAAGAACAGTTTGATCAGGTGTAAACATAGCATACCAAGCAAGATAGATAGCAGCACAGGTAGTTTTACCAGTCTGTCTTGGCATCATATTGATATTAAATCGATAGCTATGATAGCTGTGCATTAATCTTAACTGGTATTCGTAGGGAGTAAACAGAAGTTTGCCTTTAACAGGATGTTGAATATAAGCAAAGTGTTTTGCAAAATGCAGATAACCTTCAACAGGATCCATACACTTAACAAGATCTTCAATCTGTTGTTCTGTATATGTTTCCTGTTGATTTGCTTTTTTAGTTAATACACCGTCTAATGATTTTGCCATAACAATATTTAGTCAAGAAAATAGGGCCATTAAGGCCCTATTGATAGTTATTAAGATTTTGCCATTGCAAGTAGTTCTTTGAAACGATCTACATTCATTTCAGGATACTTATGACCTTCTCGATTTCGCTCATCAGTATAGTCTACCATGTGTGCTAGAACATCTTTCATTGACTTTGGACCAAAGTCAGTACCTACACGAGATAACACAGCACCTAGTTCTGCCATCTGGTTATAATCTCTATCATCCATTTCATCACCTGAATTAATCTTACGCTTAATAACCTGTGCCATTGATGCTGCTTTGCGAGCAACATCACTCATTTCGTGACTTGGTGCTTGTACTTCTGCTTCATTTTCTGACTCATATGTAGCCCACTCACCTGAGCGACTTGGCTTGCCCGGCTTCATAAATCTTTTTTGATTCATTTTGCGATTTTTCTCTTTACTAAGTTTTTCTAGTTCGCCTGGCTTTCTTTTAAACAGTTTGTTTGAAAGATCGTCGTCTTTTTCTTTATCTGACTCTTTTACAGGCGCTTTTTTCTTCTTGTCTTTGATGGCTTTTTTCATTGGTTCTTTTTTATCGCCATCTTTGTCCATATCCAAAAAGTCAGGCTTTGCTTTCTTTTCTTCAAGTGACTGAAGTAGACGTGATTTAATACTTTCACGCATTTCATCTTCACCGTAATGAAGAGCATTAGTATATGAGTTTTTACCTTTTGGCTGAGATCCTACTCTTCTGCTTTTAGTACTACCACCTTGTAAACCCAACTGGCCTTGCTTACGACCTTTGATTCTATTCGGGTCTTCGGCATCTTTGTTTAAAATTCTAAATTCATCAACTGCACTAAATTCGTCTTGTTCAACATTCCCAGATGTATGATCTTTCCATTTAATAATAAAAGTTTCATCATCTCTTTTACCTTTGCCTACAATTTTACCTATAGCATTTGGCTTGTGATCAGCTTCATCATCACTGTCTGTGTAATCACTGTAAAATAATTCTACAGTATCACCTATTTTCGGATAAACAATGGTACCGTCATGATACTCTACAGCACCAACATAATCGTCATCACTTTCAACTGCCATAGCGTTGTCACCGGATTGTGCTGCGGCGTATGCTTTCTTTTGACGGTTGATTCCGCCACTTAGGTCTTTAGTCATAAACTCGTGATCTCGATATTCTTCATCTGGCTCATTGACATATGCTTCATTGGCATTCATTAGATCCCAAAGAACAGTTACCATGTTATTAGCATTTCTACGATCAGTTTCTCTTTGTGCTTGCTTGTTTTGTCTAATAAGTTGTTGTACTATTTTCTTCTTTTCCATGTCGTTCTGTTGATCAAAATATTGGAAAAGATCAATCAGATCCGATTCTACTTGCTGAGCAAATATACGATGTTCTCTTTCGTCTGGGCTTGTTTCGACACCTTTTGCTAGTTTACGAATCTGTCCCATTAATGATTTAGGATCCATTGCTTCATCAATCTCTTCGTCATCTGTTAACTGATCACCTGCTGACGCACCTGTAAGTGCTCCCATTGGCCCGCCCATAGCTGCGCCAGCAACACCGCCTGCAATAGCACCTAATGCTCCTTGTTGTAAATCTGCGTCGCCTTCAACATCGTCACGTCCTGGAATATCTGGATCATCCATTGGTCCGTCAACAATATCTCTCAAACGCTCCATGTCTTTACGCATTGGCATCATGTTTGGAGTTACAGGACCTGCTTTTTCTAGGCCTGCATTTTTCATCATGTCGATCAAATCACTAACATGGTCTTTGCCACTGGCATTTAGTGTAACACTCATTGTTACAGGATTACCAGGATTTTCTGGAGCAGGCATTGCTGCTTCACCACATTCTTCAAGAGTAGACTCTGTTAGTTGCTGTTTTTCAGAAGATTCGATATTGGTCATCTGCTGTATTAGTCTTTTCATATTCATAGTTTTAACTCCCTACCGCGCTTTTGGTATTTTCGCTAGAATCAATATCCTTGCTCTCACCAGTCGGTGCTGCGGCAGCGGGATCATGTTCTCTTTCTTTTCTAGCTGTTTCTAGTTCTTTGAGCAGGTCCATTACTCTATTACCTGCTACAGACTGTTGAGCACTAGTACCTTCCATTTCTTCTTTTGTAAGAATAGGTTCATATGGCTCATTGCTGTCTTCTTTAGACTGTTGTTCTTCATATGGTTCGTTTGGGTTTTTAACTACAATATGCGATCTGTCTATTGAACAACCGTGACCTAGATATTCTGCTAATACCTGTGATGTAGTTGGATAGTTTAGTTCAACTTCAAAGTACGTAACTTCTGTATTTTGCAGTTGTGGGAAATCCAATGGACGTTCTTGTATTGGTGTTTTTTTGCCTGCGCTCATAGATGCTATATCAAACTTATCTAACATTGTTTTTAAACGATCGTTAAAGCCTTCAGGTAGTTCTCCTGCGACACCGATTTTAAAAGGATAAGTTTTTTTGCTCTCTAGAAGAATATCTTTAAATGATTTCATATTTCGAACCCTATTAATATTATATGTTATTTATCTTTATCTAGACCTTTGAGGCGTTCTAGTAAACTGTTTCGATCAGTTACAACATAACCGTCACCTTCGATTAGACCTTCACCTTTTGGGGAAGATTCTTTGTCCTGCTTTTCTTTTTTAAGTTGTAGTTCTACCATTTTTAGCTTTTTATCTAGTTTAGCTACTTTGGCATCGAGGCCAGTTTTTAACATAGATCCTGCAACTTCCATTACTCTGCCAGCATATCTTGCTTCCACGTTCATACCAAGATCCATTAAATCTTCGTATGATTGCATAGCTTTATCAGCAACTTCGTTTAACTCTTTGTCAGCCATTTCGCCTAGACCTTTTACTTGAGGCAAGGCAGCAGTGATTTTATCAAACTCTGCCATATCTCTTATAGTTTCTTGTTGCTTTTCTTCTTCGTATTGTAGTTGATCTTTTTGTTTAGTTTCTGCTTCATCAACAATGTCTTGATTTTCTGGCAGACCGAGAAGATCTTCAAGTTTTTTAGTCATAATATTTTTCCATTATATGCTACTATTATTTATCTTTTTCTGCCATTATGGAAAATATCATTTTCATTCACAATACGAAAGTATATACCCTGTTGTTTACACCACGCTCTAGCAGCTTCCCATTTGGCTTGATTTACAACCCAATGTGCTTGATTTGCACGAGAACGCCCTGTTTTTTCTTTCAGTGTTTGATTGGCAGGTTTTACTTCTATAAGTTCTACGTGTTGCTTTCCGGTTTTATCACCATATGCTATAAAAAAGTCAGGTACATAGATTGTTTGTTTACCTGTCAAAGGATTGCGATATGGTATTCTAATAGCTTCACTTGCCCATTGCATTACACTAGGATGTTCGTCACAAAACTTCATAAAAGCAAACTCCCAGCTGCTGCGATATGTTGGAGTTTTTTTGCCTATATATTTTTCTGGATTTTTTAGTTTAAACTTACCTTGAGCAAATCTTGGCATTGTTATCGCCTTTTTGTTTTTGTTCTAGGATATACTGGTCCTGATGCTGGACGAAGCCAGTTTGTTTGTGTAGGATAAGACACGCCTTGTTCTTGTCTTTCTCTGTGATAATAGAGGTTTCGATTAGGAGCATCTTGTAGACTTCTGTAGTCTGTATAGCCGCCAGCAGTATTGCCTAGTTGATTTTCTTTAGCATATTGTAGAAGATAATCAAGTGCGTCTTGCTGAGTCATCCACGGATATTTTTCTAACACACACGCAAGAACACCACATACTTGAGGAGATGCCATAGATGTGCCTGATATTTTAGCAAGATAGTTTGTATTAGTGCCGTCTCTTGGGTCTACAAATCCTCCGTAGTGATTACCGTTTACGCTGCTTTGTATTTCACTACCGGGTGCCCAAATGTCAACTCGTTCCCCGGTGTTACTGAATAGAGATTTATATTCTGCTACTTCAGTTCCTAGCGATCCTACATTGATGGCGCCATCAGTAGCTGCCGGAACCATTCCTCTATGATAATAAAAGAATGATATGCCATTGATTATTAGTGCATTGTTGTAGTCTACATCTCCTGGTAACACTGTTTTAGTATAATAGTTTCCTGCTGCTCCTACAACAATCGCGCCGTCTGCAATCGCATCTTCGACATCTACTTCAGTTGAAACTGAGTTTGTTCCGCGGGCCGGTGCGTAAAATGTAACATTGCCGCCGCCAAGATCGACTGCAAAAATACCAAATCCATCAAGTTGAGCTTTTGTAAACGGGCCTGTATATGTTTGTCCTCTGTATTGTACTGACCAAGTAAATGACGTTGTGTCATTGATATTAAATCCTCCTAATACAGATCCCCAACTGTTGTTTGTGATAGTAGGATTAGGTCTGCCGGTTTCTGGATTTACTGGTTTTGAGTTGTGAAATGCACGAATATAATCAAATACGAACCCGCTTATGCTTCCGTTTCCATTACCGGCATCACCATAAGCATAAATGTTATAAATGTTTGCATCTCTTGCCCATCCTTGAAGATTTCCACAAGCAGTACCTGCACAGTGAGATCCATGTGCGTTATTGCCTCCGTCATAAGGAGTGTAAGTGTAAGTTGCGGGTGCCGAAGCGTTACCTACATCGTGCTGAAACCAGTTGTATTGTATAACTCTAGATCCGCCAGTACCATCTGGATTTACAGCATATTCAGGATGGTCGGGATCAACATGACCGTCAACTATAACCACATCAACATTTTTACCAGTTGTAGAAAGTTGAACTGTTCCACTTTGATTAGTTGTACCGTTTGATCCCCAGTTTGTTCTAGTATCACCTTCGTATACTCTGAGCAATCCCCAGTTTACATCGTTTACATCTTCAATCGAACTTTTATCAAAGTTCGAACTTGTTTGTACAACACCCATTGGCTGAATAGTAATACCTAGTGCTTCAGGAGTAAGTGATACTGCTCTTACACGAGGATCGTTTCTTATTTGTTCTGCTTCTACGTCAGTAAGCATATAGTGTGTGTTTCTACTGATGTTTCTTCTATGAAGTACATCTACTGCTCTGTCAGGGATATATAAGTCGCCGCCTGATGTTTCCATATCATCATAAAATGCATCAAGATCATCTCGGTTATGCAAGGTAACTATGTATTCTTTTTGATCAGACATATTATGCCTCCATTTGCAGAACTGTTAGTGTTGCAGTTATTGCCGCAGTACTACCTGTTTTGTTTGTAATAGCAACCGGAATAATATCAGTTACAGGAGATTCAAAGTTAAATCCAAATACACCCGGCGATATCAATACAGTTTCTGCCCCTGCTGTGATAACTTCTGCAATCACACCTGCATCTGGTGCAGGATCTGTAGTTTCTGCTCTGCTTGCGTCAGCAGTTCTACTTGCAGCATTGGCATATACTCTAACCCAAGCAGCACCACTGGTTTGTATAGCCATTAGAGAATATGCTTTAAATCCTGTTATATTTACATTAT